ATTTTTTTAAAATTTCTAAATTGATTTTATCCAAGCTTTCAATTGAGTTTGCTTGCTCAATTTGAATTTTTAGATTTTCACAAACACCACTTTGCGTTTGTAGTCTAGTAAACATATGTTTAAATATATTAAAAACTTCCGCACCAGTTAATAAAATTTTTACTTCATTGCCTTCTTTATCTTTTGTAATATAAGGTATTGGAATTGCTGATTTTAAAGCTAATGCTAGAGTTTCGCTATGTTTTGGATTTGTTAACTCAAAATATTTTAAAATTGTTAAAAATAAACCACCAAAAACAATTGTTGTTTCTTGTTTTAGTATTTCTGGATCTTTTATATAAAAAAAAGCATCAACAAAACCAGCTGGCTGATTAAGTTGATTTAATTTTGGAGCCTCGACAATTGGGTGAGGTTTTGAAATTGATTGATTGTAAATATCGATCAACTCTTTTAATTTTCTTTCTTTAGCCTCTTCTAACTCTACAATTGGCAATACTTTTTGAATTTGCTCCCAAGTTGGTTTTGGATATTCTTTACTTTCCCATTGAAGACCATCAATAGGATTTTGCCAAGCAACTCCATTGTCGGTTTCAGCATAACCATAACCGCCTTGGATATTTGGATAAATTTTTTTTATTGCTTCGATAATGTTCATAAATTATAAATATTCATTAATTGTTATGTATGATGAGAATGAGCCACCATATCTTCTAGCGGCGTTTCCATTTAAATAAGTTGTGGAACTTGATTCTGTTCCTGCTCTAAACGCATAAGTTGTTGTGTTTGTTGTTGCAGAGTTTACTACTGCTTTTGCGTGCAATAATATAACATAACTACCTAATGAATTAACACCCTCGGCAGTTGCTATCGAATTGACATCACTTCCCTTAAATAAAGCTCCAATACATCTCCATGAAGTTCCTGTTGAATTAAAAAAATGCCCTGAGGTTGTTATTTCTACTTTTGAAGATGCTGAAAGCGGATAATGATCCAACGACATAAATTGCGTTCCTTCTGTATTTTGCGGTATAGTATCGTCATTTGGAATTGTACCTGTTCCAGAGCTGTAAGCCCCAGTTATAAAACTTACCGTCTGTCCAAAAGGAGTTCTTCTTGCAAAATATGCTTGATCAATATTGCCACTAGCGTTTGTTCTAATAGCGCCTAGCCATCTTCTTCTAGTCCAGCCACTAGGAATGGTTGGAGAAGTTTTAGAAGTTGAAAATAAATAATCAACTGCACTGGTTGTATTATTTGTAATTGCAAAAATTTGATACCAAGTTGAATTAGCTTTTGTTTCCTTGTCCAATCCGCCTTGATTATTACCGGCTACAAATGTTGCGTCAAGTTGCTTTGTTAAAGCAGTAGTCGCTAGAGATTGACCTGATCCATCATCATGATCAATAACACCAATTGTATAATCAATATCGTTATTAGCATCTAATGTGTTGTTTGTCCAAGAAACAGGTGTTGTTAGGTAAGCAATACCTTGAGCGGTGGAGGTGGCTGGAAATATCCTATCAGACAATGCCATTGCCCCAGCACCAGTGAAATAAGGCATTTTATTCGATGCGCCAGTTAAACCAGCTAAAGCAGATAAGTTAGAAACCCCAGCAAGACCTGCCAAAGTTGTTAAATTAGCGTTTAATTGTTGAGCGTCAAGAGTAGTTCTTGCTTCGCTTGCAGTTTCGTCATCTAATAATGTTTTGGCATAATTAGTTAAAGTTGCCAGGCTAACATCTACTAAGTTTTTTGTTGTTAAATTATTACCAGCGGTATTAATAGCAAGGACTTGATCTGCATTAGTTGCGTTTATTGGAAACTCAATATTGCTAAGCAAAGAACTTTTAGGTAATCTTACAACCCTGTTTAAATTTTCTTGTATTTGTTGGGAAACTAAAGTTAATTTATCTAAAGCACTTTCAACAACCCCGCCAGAATAAATGTCAGTTCCTTTGTCAGTAAAGTCAGCATTTTGCGTTAAATTTAAATTTCTTAAAATACTAACTTTAAAATTATTTGTAGGTGCGGTATTTAAAACAACATTACCTTGCTTTAATATTCCGTTTACAAGGTCAGTTGATGTATAAGATATAGTGTAGTCAGTGGTTTCGGTTTTAATTGATTCGACATTACTTAAATCAGTAATAACTACTTGTAAAGAAAATTTTGGTGTTGCGTTTGATTCATAAAACACAGGGAAAGGGAAGGCGAAGGTTGTATTTACCCCGTTTGCTGTATAATCTGCTCTTAATGTTGTTGTTGTGATAGTCATAATTTAAAAAAATTTTTTTTGTAAAAATACCATTGTTAAATAAATTATCAATATTTATTCTGTGTTTGTTAAATTTTCTTCAAATTTATCCATAGCAGATGTTAAAGCCCAATGGTTATTAAGTGGTATCATTCGCCTAACAGCTTTTGCGTCTGACGGCGATATTTCGTTTGAAGTTAATGCTCTAGTTGCTGTGAAACCGTCCGAAACTAAACTTACAGATGGACCAAGTAAAGATGCACCGGCTGATCTAGCGGCATATCTTGATGATTGCTCAAGACCCGTAAGTCCAGCAAAACCTATACCAGCTTTATCGGCAATGTGGGAATATTCGCTAATTATACCTAAAAATGCACTTCTATCCAATCCTTCCATTAACCAAACATTAGGATCGCCTGACGGTTCTTTGCCAGCTATTTTTTTTCTTATCCAATAACTAAACATACCCATAGTTGTTGCGGCTATAAGCCCTGACAAAACTGCCATATCTTTTTTTTGTAAATTTGCTAATAAAACTTGTTGCGTAGATGCAAATGCAAAAGTTCTAAATTGCAAAATAACTTTTCCTGTTTCAGTTCTTGCCCATAATGGCAAATCTCCAGCTCCAGGGGTTACAATAGTAGAATCTATATCTAAATTTAAAGCATTTTGATATAATCTAACAGCTGTTTGATCATCCCATTTTTCAGTATTAGCTACCCAAAATTTATTATCTTTATAAGAGTGTTTTTTTATTTGGTCTAAAACTATATTATAATTATCCTTGCCGATACCAATTTTTGCCAAATAAGTTATGTCATTTGGATTGGCTGTATTATAATTGCGGATAATATCAATCATTCTTTGTTGGGATAAAATACCACTAAAACCTTTTTGCATATCGTTCCACACCGGCATAAGATTTATTTGCGACATTGTTTTTGATATATTATCTACAAATTTTTCAAAAGATGAAGTGTTAGAAAATGGCTCATTTAAACCACTTAAACTTGCCATTCTTTCTGGTTGAACAATATCTCTAATATTTCCAGCTAATTTTGCTTCTTTTACATTTAATTTAGCACCTTTTAAGTCTAAAATTAAATTTGGTAAAGTTTTTGCCCAATTTTTTAAGCCATGTTTTGCAATTGGCATAGCAATATCTGAGGCTGAAGATAAAACAACCATACCCATTCTAGTAATATAATTATAAGTTCTAGCTAATCTAGCACCCCGCACCAATAAGTCATCGGGATTTTTTGGCGTTTTATAAACACCCCTCATAATTTTACCTAAAGAATCTATATCATTAATAACTGCCCGCTTTTCTTTGTCTAATTTTTTTAATTCCGCTGGATCTTTAATGGTTTTTGCAATTTCGTCATATTCTTGGTAAATTTCGTCCATAGCATTTTGCAATGTTAAATCTCCATCAAAAGCCCTCGCTATTTCTATATCACTTGACAAGGTATCTTGATAATAATTTATAACTTTTCTTGCATCATTTTCTAAAAATGGTTCTAATTCGTTATCGGATAAAAAATTAAGCGTTCTTTCCTTTAATGGTCCACGAGCCGATATTTTAATAAATTTATCGTCGATATAACCCAACCTTTCCTCACCCTTCATTTTTGCAACAATTTCGCTAACAACATTTTCTAAATAGTTATTCTCTAATTCGGGATCTCCAAAAATTTCTTTATATTTAGATTGATTGTCATTGTATTTTTTTGTTAATCGTATAGCTTTTGCATCTAACATTCTTAACTCTTCTTTAGCTAAAGCTTTGTTTAGTTTAGCTAATTTTTTCAACTCAATTCTAGTTTCTTGTCCATCAACAATTTCAAATTTGGGTTTGCCTTTTTTTTGTTTTAAAATTGTTTTGATTTCGTTTATATTTAATCCCAAAGACTCTATTTCGCTTATTGTTTTTTGTGCATTTTCATACAAAATGGCTTTGTCAATATCCATTTGCGTGTATATTTTTTCACCTCTAACTTCTTTTTCTATTAATTCAAATAAATCATTAACAGTTGATGTTTGTTCGCCTAATTTATGTTCAGCAAAATAACCAGCTTCATCAACAGCTTCTCTTACATAATCTAGTGTATATTTGTATGACGAGGTGTCTTTTTTTCTAATTAAAAATGGATAAGATTTATTGGTAATGCCCATCGCTCTTAGTTCACCAGTTTCATCTATAATTCCACCCCGCTCTTTTATAAATTGCAATAAAGATTTTGGTTTATTTTCTTTAATTGATTTATAAGCATCTTTTAATTGCGTTAAAAAAGAATTTAATTCATTTGTTGTGTAAATTAAATCATTTCCCGAAACATATTTATTAAACATTTTTTCAATATCTTCTTGCCCCAATTCTAAATTTTCTGGTAAAGCACCTCTTTCAAATTCTTGGTTGATTAAATCGTTAAATTGGTCAATATCATATTCTTTACCTTTAGCAAAATTAATTAAATCAATAAAATTTTTTCTATATTCATTAGGTATTATTGAATCGCTTTCAATTTCTTTTGGTAATTCTATTTTTTGATCTTTGCCTTTAATAACAATTTCTTGATCAGCCTTATCTAAAGCGTCTTGTAATTTAGCTTGTTTTGTTCTAATATCTAAAATTTGAGAATTTAGATTTAACTCTTTTTTTGTTTCAATCGCTTTAATTTGAGGAATTACTTTATTTTTTAAACCATTTTTTAAAAGTTCTCTTAATTGTAATTCTCTAGCTACAATTTTATTTCTATTATAAAGTCTTGGAAAATAAGATTGTCCTGATTTCATTAGGTTATCAACCGAATCTTTAATTGCTATTGGTTGAACATTAATATCACTATTTAGTAAACCAACATTTTGAGCTTCAGTTCCTAATTTAGCAAAAATTTCTTTACGAGAAACTTCTGCTAATTTTTGGATTTCCGGCACGGGAGAAATATCGCCATTTCTTAATGACCTCGCAACTTCTTCAAAAAATTGTATATCATTTTTAATTCCTGCTTCAATTTCATTTGTAAAACCTTCTTTTTTTATTCTTTGTTTAAAATTTTTATAAGCTTGATTTTCTAAAGGTTTGTATTGATAATAATAACCTGCCTGTAGGCGTTTTTTACTAATTTCTGCGGATTGATAACTAGCTATACCTTGTGCATTTTTATTCCAGTATAATCCAGTATTTATTAATTTTTCAGCAAAAGATCTAGGTTTTAATCCATATTCAGTTTGTGTTAACCTATTAATTGGATTAAGATTATTTATAACATTTATTTTTTTGGTTAATTTTTCAGCTTTTACAATGCCAGCAATATCTTGGGTTATAGTCGATATTAAAGATTGATTTTGTTTGGCAAAATCTCTAAAAGGTAAAGGTTCGATATTTTGTTTTTTTACTTCCGCTAAATAAATTTCATCATAATATTTTTTTACCTGGTCCAATTCAATTTTATTTTGTTCTAATTGCGACCCTTTTTTAATTTCTAAATTTTGAGTTATCGGATCTATTTGCACATCAGCTGTTTCAGTTTGTATATCTTTTTCAACTTTTTTAACTAAAGAATTAAATTTTTTTTTGCTTAACAAGGCACTAGCACCACCTAAAACACCGCCAAGTATAGTTCCGCCAGCTATATTAATTAAACTTTCTTCAGTGGTTCTGGTTTCTTGAGTTGCTTGCAAAGCACTTTCGCTTAAGGCTACCGAAGTCCCACCCGCTGTTGCCGTGATAACTGCACTTTTAGCAATTTTGCCAGCTTTATAAGCTTTGTAAGCTGTTCCAAATGGAATTAAATTAATAGGACTTAACAAACCCGCCCCAACTCCATAAGCTATTCCTTTCCAACCGCTACTAGCTAAAATTTCTTCATTGTTTAATTGTCTTTCTAAATCTTTTTTTAAAAGCTCGGCGTTATTTCTATTTTTTATATCTTTGAAATTTTCCCAGTATGGAGCTATGGGGGTTTGATCGATTTCGTCCATCAAATAATCAGCTATATCAAAATCAGGATCAATTTCATCTGTAAATTGAAAATTAGATTTTAATTTAGCAATACTAGAAACAACTTCATTTTCCCTTTCAAAAGCAGCTCGGGCTATTTGTGAGTCGCTATAGATTTGTTCTTGCGGTCTTGCAAATGGTGCTAAAAAGGGGCTAGCTTGGCTTGCATCTTCTGGAGTTCCATAAAAACCTCCAGCAAGTTCAGCTTGCACTCTTCCTTGTGTTAAATCTAATGTGTTATTGTTAATATTGTTATCTTTCATTATCTAAATTTATTTATAATTTCTTTTTTATCCAACTTTTGTTTATTTTTTTGTTCATAATTTTTAGCATTTTCTTTATAAAATTCCGCTTGCTCTACTTCAGGCGTAAATATTACTTTTTGATTATTTTGATCAAGTAAAAAACCTTCTAAGCCATATTTATTTTTTTGTTCAACAATATAATAACTAGGTTTTGCAGTTTTTAGAGTTTGAATAACAGGCACTAATGAATAAGTATCAGGAATATCTTTAACCGATTCAATTTTAGTGTTTTCGACAATTTTACTTTTAAATTGTTTGTTAATCCAAGAAGTATCGCCATTATTATAGTTTCTATAAAAAACTTCTGGAGCATATCGCATAACTTGCCTTTTCCCAACATTTGTGGTTGAAAATTCATTTTTTATTTGCATTTTTGCAAATTCAATAGCACTTTCTTCAGTTGCGTTTGTATTTAATAATTGATCTTTTACCAAGTTATTAAAGGTTGTTTTTATTGACTCATTAACAACTGGTGCAGATTTAAAAAATGGGTCATATTCATCTAATAAATCTTCATATTTATCATCTAATTTTTCAGTAAAATTTTTATTAGATACTATTTGTAATTTTGCTTGCCGATCAAGTGATTGATATTTACTAACTTCTTTATTAGCATAATCTATAACTTGCGTTGCTGGCAATCCTGCGTTAGCACGACTTGATATAGCCATTGAAAACCTAACATCATCATCGTTAAATTGATTTTGCAAATTAGGATTTGATTTAATAACATCAGTAATATTTATTGCTGTTTCTAATTTTTGTTGAGGCGATCCAATATTTAAATAAGAAGACCAAATACTTTTAACTTGCGAAGGAACATAACCAGTTTTTTGGATAAAATTTGCTGTCGATAATGTTGGATCTATACCTTGTTTTTCAGCGTTTTGTATAGTTGTTTGATATGCTAAATCACCTAATTTTTTATCTTCACTATCATTTGGATTTATAAATACTTGTCCATTAGCTATTAAATTTGCTACTCGGGTTTTTTCGTATTTTTTATTTAATTCTTCAACAATAGCTTTTTGTTTTTCAGTTTCTCTAATTATATCTTGCTGATCAATCAAACCCGCCTGAAATCCAGTATTCAAGGTAAATTTTAATTCACTCGCTAATTTATTAAAATCTCCACCACTTTCTAACCTATTATTTATATCATAAATTGATTTATAAATTGCATTTTGCCCATATTCTCTTTTTTTAGAAGTAATAACTCTATCGACATCAAACTCAAAATCAACCGCCTCAGAATTTGCTTGGCGAGTTAATAAATTGGTTAAATTTTTATCGTCCTTAAACTTGTTTAGATAATTGTCTACATAAGTTTTACGATCTTTTAAGAATTGATCTTTTGTTTTTGCAATCATTTTGCCATCAGTTGCAGGCATTTCATTTAAAGCAATTCTTTTTTCATTTTCAAATCTTGCTAAACTAGTCTTAAAATCTATAACTTGTGCAGCATTAAAAGCCTCCTGTTCTTTAAGAGCTTTAAATTGCAATTGCGTTGCGGCATTCATTAAGTTTTGTCCTAACTGTCCAGCAATTTGACCTTTGACTTGCTCAATATTGTCGGGTGGAGCGATTTCAGTTTGTGTTGATGGTTTTGCTATGATACCGTATGAATCAGGAATTTTTACCATAATTTAATTTATTTTGAAGGTTGTATTATTGGTGGCGGTTGCATTCCTTTGCCAGCGTTATCTAGGCTCGAATAACTTTGCCCAATTTCACCTGCCGACGAAATTATAGACATTCCAAGTAAATTTTTTCTTTTTTTCTTTACTTGTCTTGCTTGATCTCTTAAAAAGTTTGCTTGTCTTTTAGCGTTATCTAAAATATTTTTTTGAGTTATTTCTTTATCTCTTAAAGTTTGATCTAAAATATTTAAAACAGAACCTTCAAATTCTGCTCCACTAGTTGCTATTGCTACTTTTTGATCTCCTAATAAATTCTCAAATTGTCTATTCGATTGTGCCGCTTCAAATTGCCCTTGCTCCTCTATTAATCTTGCTTGATCATCGAGAGCCATAGCTTGTTTTTTTAAATCTTTTCTTGTTTGCATTGCTGAGTAAACAGACCCACCTAATTTTAAGGCTGCTCCAGTTGCAAAAAGTGCTAAAGGTAGTGCCATATTACAAACTTACCTCATAAGTTATATTTTTAATATTCATTGCAAGCGGTTCATCTTGCAATATAGTAAATTTTTTATCATAGCCCCAATCGCTTGCAACTAAAACTTTTTTAATTCCCGAACTCGAGGCGGGGGCTTGATTCCATTTATCATTAGCATTTCTAGCAACGATTATCTGCGTATTATTGTCAATGCTAACTTGACCTCCTCGAGAATTAAAAAACTTTATTGCCAATTCTGTAATTCGCAAGTATTTATTTTGTTGCGAACCAATTGCTTGCAATAATTTTTTGCTTTCTATAGGCATAGAGGTGAATATTGAAGAATATTTTAGACCAACAGTTATAATTGAATAATAAGAGCTTAAAGTAATTTTTCCTGTATTATCAACAACTTTAACTGGTAAATCTACCGCTTGATCACCGCAAACTTCAACGCTTGCCCCTATTAAATGAGTTAAGCCACTTAATTCATTAGTAGCAATTGCCCAGTTATTAGCAGTTAAATTGTTACTAGTAAAATCTCTAATAATTTCAATAGAGACCGTTGTTGCATTTGTGTATGCAGTTATTTTTGCTCTTCCATCGCCATTAACATTGTTAATTTGTTTGCCTACACTATTCGCAGAAAAAACGGAACTTCCGGCTGTTGCGGTTGTCGTAGTTAATGTTAAAGTTGTATTTTGTCTTCCATCATAACTTAAACTACTATCTAAAAAATTATAATTTAAAAATGTTAAATCGAAATTTGGCTCTAATACCTCAATAAATCTTTTGTTGACACCGTTAATAGTGCGGTTGACTATAAAATAAATTTCATCATATTCTTTAGTCGATGGTATTATAGCAAAATCTTCAATTAAACCATTTGTTGTAAATCTAGTCCAACAATTAACATCTTGATCAGATTCGTAAACAAATTTTGCTATTTGTCCATCTTCCCTTAAAGCCCAAACAGTAGAAACGGGATTTTGTTGGTATTCAAAGCGTTTTAGTCCACTTCCGGTAATGTGATCGCTTCTAATGGTTACATCTCTTACTTGATATTTTGCTTCACTGGCACCATAATTTATGGCTCTTACCTTTTGTTTGCCTCTTTGGACATATAAAGGGGCATTATCAGTATAAATTGGATCGATCCACTCACTACCAAAAGCTATTTGCCTACGTAAAGCAATATCGGTATTTGATAAACCACTAGAATTATTAGAAGGTTTAGCATACCAGACGGAATCAGTACAACCGATTAATAAAACATCATCGCTTAATAACCACAAAATACTGTCATTAGTTGAACTTGCAATTGTTCTATTAAATCCGTCATCAGCTGTTAAAGATGCATAATCTTCATCAAAATTTTCATAATCGCCACTTTTGCTAAACCAAATTTTTTGTGGTTCGTTAATTGACCCAGCTAAAACCAATCTTTGCTCGTGAAATGATATAGCTCTTGGATAACTACGATTTAAACCAAATTCACCTTCTCGCCAAGTCGATAATGCTTTAGCTGCAAAAGATGTCGCAATAGTGCTTTGAGAAATATAGCTAACTGTTGTTGAATTTGTGAAAGCGGTAATTTTAATATATGCGTAATCAGTCCCATCTCTTAATAACCACAAACTTCCTACATGATTTGCTGTAAAAGGAGTGTGTCCACTTGCCGTCATTGTTCCAGTTGTTCCAACTGCTCCGTGATTATTAATGCTAACAGTTTTAGTTTGCAATATATTTTCTTTTTGAAATGGACCTCTTTGCAAATCTACGCTAGCAAAAGTCCAGTTATTATTAGCTAATCGAGTTAATTTAAAAAATCCTTTTAATGGGTGAATAATATAAACGATATCATCTTTTTGCGTGTATCGAATATAATCTAAATCCGCTTCAACAAAAGAATTGGCGACTTCGTAAGGAGTTCCAGCGTTTGCGATAAGAGATTGTTGATAAAAAAATCTAAAATAACCAGCACCAAGTTCGATTATTAAAACTTGATCAATGTTATATTTAAATCTCATTAATCTTGTTTTTTTAGTGCTATCTTTTACTTCATAAACAAATTTAGTGCCTTTTCTGCGAAATAACCAGCCTTGGGGGTGAACATCAAAATTTTCGACTATCGACCCACCATAAAAAAAAGGCTCAAAATCAGTTAAGCCATCTATATTTGGGGACAATTCACCAGCATTAAATCTTGTTTGTATTTCATCAACTGTTGGCATTAACCTCCTGTTGTTCTAATATCAGCCCAAGTATTACTAGTAATTGCATTTTCCGCGTTAACAGCTTTACCTTGATTAATAGCTAATCCTAAAGCATTTTGATATTGTGCAATTAAATCTTTTTCCCTACTACTAGAATTTGTTAAGTTATAACATATTTTACTAGCTAACAATAAAACAAAAGCCTCTTGAAAAGCTACGCTATATTGGTTTGGATCCATAACTTTACCAATATAGGTAATTTTAATATTATCTGTATTGGTAAGGATATATTTACCTTCAATTGTATAATCAATATCGTTCTCTATTCCAATAAGCCTAATATATTCAGGCACAACAGGCAATTGAAATTTATATGTCCATTCATATAACGGCGTTTCATTTACCTTGTTTAAGGCTTGGCGAAACACCGCAAAACTCCAATTTGACTCTTTTAAAATATCGACCAATGCAAAATCATATACCAATTTTAGGTCAGTAGCTTGTTGGCTATTGTCTGTGTCAATATCTTGAACACGAGGTTTACCTAATTTTAATAATGCTAAATTGCAAAGGTCGGTTTTAGAAGGCATTATAATTTATATTCAATTTTAAATCCGCAAGTTCCACCAGCAGTGCCGATAGTATTTGCAGTAAAGATTAAATCTAAATCGCATTGAGGATCAGAAGATAGACCAGCCAATTCCCACAATTCTTTTGCGGAATTAGCAATACTAACATCTTTTAAACCATCTAATGCACGGCTTGCAGTAGCAAGAGTTAAAGCGTCAGCTAAACAATTTACCAAAATTGTCGCACCACTAAGTTTGTCAGGATTGTAAGCAACGCCAATGTCAAAATCAGTGCTACCAGTTTGAGCAGTTGTTGATACTGTCAATTGATGCAAAAGAGCATTTGAAGGTAATCTTGCAATTCTCCATTTAGAGGTTGCGGAGTCAGTTGTTCCAATAGTTACAATTGAAGTTGTTGCTTGAACAGGCGCTCCGTTAGTTTTTGCCTGTGGTAATACAGGCGGATTAAGTGCAATATTTGCTAAATTTACACTTTCATTTGAGTCTATAACTGCCATAAAATAATAATATAATTAAAGGTTAATAATTAGTCGCATTTAACACGAATTTTGATAATTTTCTCATCTTCAATTCGAGCTGCACCAAAACTTAATTCGATATGCATTTGCATTAAAAAGTTTCTTTCTGGGTTTTCGCCAAATTTAGTGACAACTTCACCTGGCATACCTAAAGCAATTGCTTGGTCAGTAAATAATAATACTTCACGAACATTGGTTGCAGGTGATTTTAAAAGAACAGTTCTAATAAAATTAATACCGCCCCAAGTGCCAATAATCCCTTTATCGAGAACAGCTCCAGCAGTAAAATCCCGATTAATAATTTTATTATCTTGCAAAAGAGCTAATTCTTCTTCAGGAGAAATTGCACAATAAATTTTTTCGTTAATATTACCAGCTTTCACATTTTTTCTAAGTAAATATAAACCGCGAAGCAATTTATCAGCAGTTAAACCAGTTTTAGTTCCAGCTTCGTTTGAAGTTCCATTGGTTGCAGCAGTTGCGTCTTGATATAAAGTATTAGTTGCGTCAGGAAAAGCAACAGAAGTTGTGCCTTCTTTACCCTCATAAACTACAGAAGTTGCAGCTTCAGCAATAATTTCTTCTTTTTTTCTTTCAACGGCATATTTAAGAGCGTTTAAATAACCAGTATCAAGACCTACGATTTCACTACGGTTTTGATCGTATCTGTCAATTGCAACGGTATCTTTGAAAGTTGAAAAGGAAATTTTGCGTCTAGTATTAGCAATATCAGTAATTTCAGTTTTAGAATTTAAAGTATCAACCTTTTTTAATTCCAAAGTTCCAATTTTATTGATAAAAAGCGACTCGCCTTTAAAAATTTCTTTTCTTGTGCAAGCTTGCTCTAAAGCGGATTGTTTAACTTGAACCGCCTCAAGTAATTGTGTGCTAAATTGTTTTGTATGCAACACATTAGTAGTAGATGCCATATAATTATAAGTTTAAAATTAAAAATAATAAAAATCGGGGATTACTCCCTCCTAATTGCTACCCTTAATTTCAAAGACTAATTAAAGCTACCCTTTACTCTTATTTGGACAATGTCGTAAAACAAAATAAATAAAATCAATTTAAATGTCAACTATTTTTTTTAACATCTTTTATTGTTCCTTTATTTTCGCTGGCATAAAAGATTTTTTCACCTTCCTTTTTACCGTATTCTTTTTGCATTGCTTTTTTAATTTTTTTTCCTTTTTTGTTTAATGGCATATAATTTAATTATAAAATTGATCAAATAGTAATTTTTCTTCGGCATATTTTAAACTATCGGGTTTATTTGATGCCCAAATTTCTTTTCTTTTAGCTTGAAAATCAGACTCACTCATTTTTGAAATTGGTTGATTTGTAGTTCCTATATTTCCTTCGCTAATTCTACTACCCACATTTTGCATAATTTTAGCAATAATAATTTGACTGTCTTTTGGTAATTGCTCTAGTAAATTTTGCTCATCGGGCGTAGTAAATCTAGCAAGAGTTTGATTTGCTAAAGTTAATTTATTTTGAAATTCATAACCCCAATCTTTTTTTAAAGCTTCAATAGCATTTTTTTCTTGTTCGTATTGTTTTTGACCTAAAGTTTTTTCTAAATTGGCATCGGCATTAAAAATTTCTTGCATAAATTTTTGTGCCAATTCGGGTTTTATACCTAATTCACGAGCTTTAGTTTTAGCAACATCAAGAATTTCATTTTCAATTTCGTAGCCTTCCGGTAAAGTATAATTGTAGTCTTCAGGCTTATATTCAACTGGTTTATTTAATTCAGCTTCAAGTTCCGCCCTAATAACTTCTTTAGCTTTGCCAAAATGTTTATTTTTATGAAAATAATCTTTTGCTAATTCCTCTTGAGTTTTGGGAAAGTTTTTTGCATATCTTTCAAAGTCGGGGTCTTTTCTAACATCTTCAGGAAAAAAAGAATTGTAATCAAAAGAGTTAGTTGATTGAGTAGTGGCAATGATTGGTTGATTACTTTCAGCGTTTTGTGTTGCTGGAGCGGGAGTTGAAGCGTTTAAAATAGAATCAGTAGTCATAATTAATTTTGATTGTTAATAACCTTTATTGATAAAATGTTTTCTATATATTTGTAGGCTATTTTTAAACCTACTTGTAGATGAGAAGCCAATATATCGTCTTGAGTGTATTCTCTAGCCAATACATCGCCATTTATCAATAAATTTCTTTGTAAATCATTTAAAACTTTTTTACCTTCCGGCGTGCCAAAGGTTTGATTATAAGCGTTTTCTAAATCCTTAGCTTTAAGTTTTAATAACTCAATTTGATCTTCGTTCATAATCCCGCCTCATTTGCTGTTTTTAGTGCCTGTGCTTCAGCATTGGCATTAATTAATTGCTGTTGCTGTGCTTGTTGTTGCTGTCTTTCATTTCTAATTTGCTCAACTTCAGTATCATTTCTAATTAAAGCAGGATCAATTTGTAAAATATCCGCTTTAACATTCACCATTTTATCAAAATTAACTGTATCAAGGATAGCAGGGTTAATTTGTGCCAAATTCATAACTGACATCGCAAAAGCATCAATTGAATTATTTTTATTCGATCTTTGAGCTTGCGTTATTGGGTTAATAAATTCAGCTTTAATTCTAGGAAATACTTTTTGCCCAGTTGCTTCATCAATTTGTCCCGTTAATTTATTAGGTAATTCATTTAAAATTGCGTTTGGAAGTAATGTAAAATTGCCGTCATCCGCATAAGATTTTCTAAACATTATATCAAAGACTCTTGATAAAATATCTTCTAAATATTCTTGTAAACTTGTTGCAATGCTTCCCATAATTCGGTAGCTTTCGGCTCTTAATTCAAGTATTTGCGTAGCTGTTGCCCGTGGATCGTCTAACACAACTAATTTATCTAAGAAAAATATTTTTCTAATACTATCTTGCTTGCCGTTAATTAACTCAACCGTTGGTTGTAATCCTTTGGTATCTACAATTGGTTCAACTGCCCGCCCATAAGCTACTGGTGATTTAGTGTAATTTAAAAATAAAGGCGATAAGTTTAATTGTTTTTCAAATTGTGCGTTTACAACTAGAGGTGGTCTCAATGATTTTTCGGTAGCTTCAAAATAATCCTTCCACATTCTATTTAAACTTCTTGCATCCGGTAAAGCTAATAAAGCTAAACCAGTTCCCCAAATTTCACCAGACGATTTTTCGCCCCTTGCTACAGCAATTGGAAATGAATTAAAACCAACTTCTTGTATTAATTTTTTAGCCTCAACATCTACCCAATAACCAACATAAGGCATATTACCGGAATCAATTTTAGTTGGGTCTCTATCCTTTCTAGGCATCACATAAAGTTTTATTTCAAACTTTTTGTTAGGCTCGTTTTCACCGGCTTTTTTAATATTTTCACTAATTTGCCCACCTTCTTGGAATTTAGTAATAATTTGCTGCGCTGTCATCTCTTGAGAAATAACAACAGTATCAACTTTACCCTCTTCATTTTGTCCAATGTTGTAAGTTCTAATATGTAGCGAGCTAAAATTAATGATTGAAGATTTACCTTCTTCAATTTTCATTGCACAATTACCAAAGCAACCAAAGTCTTTTAGATTTTCTTGATGGGCATTTTCGAAGTTAGATTTAGAATTATAAAGCTCATTCCAAATTTTTTTAGTTGTATCCGCTAAATATTTTAAAACCTCGTCATCTTCGGCAATTTCATCATCTTCAACTTTTAAGTCAAACCAGGGCGTTGCTTTATTTGTCAATGTTCCGTTTAAAATATTAGCAAAGTTATTTAATGCAACATAAGAAACACTATCAAATAATGTAAATACATCTTGTTGATCACCGTCTGTTTTTTTTTGGGAAATATCAGTTTTGGTTGGTCGAAAATATTTAGCCGTATCTTGCCAGTTTGACTCATAGTTAGTTTTAATAGCTTTAAAAGCCGAGTCTATTTTTTCTAAATCTTTAATAATTTGCTCAGACATTAAACTCCTAATTTTCTGCGTTCAATAATATTCTGTAAAGATGAGCCAGCAAAAGTCGTTTGTTTCTTTTTTTCTTCTTCCATTCTTTTTAAATCTTCTTGTGATAATATTGCCTGTTGTTGAGCTTGTGCAAGTTGTCCTTCAAGTGCCATTGCTTGCGCCGCTTTATCTCTCATTGCTTTGTCTACTTGTTTTTGTCTGTTTGCAACATCAACTGAACTTTCTAATGCCTGTCCTGCAACACCTAATGTTATAAAATCTGCCACAACTTGTCCAGTTTCTTGCAGAGGCTTTGGTAATTGACCATAAACTTTACCGACATTTGCCTTAAATTTTTTTCCAAATCCCATATTTTTAAAATTTAAAATGATAATCAATTGCACGATCTGGCATGCGTTGAGTTTGTCCAAAGTCGTTGCGATAAGATACCGCTAAGTATCTAAATGCGTCCGCTCCGTGGCTTGTCCAGTCGTGTTT